CCAATTTGGATTAGTTGATACACCACTTGGATTAGTATCACGTGGAACTGGCACTATAGACACAACAGCAACTCTTGCATTCAAATATACAGGAACACTTCCACCAGGTGAACCTTTGAATATGATCTTGGTTCAGCAAGACGATCAACAAAAATTTGTTATTCAAACTAGACCTACTAATACATATATCAGCCATGATGATAACGGTGCAACTGGTATTACAATGTATAACAACTTTGTTGTTCATGGCGGATTGAAACAAAAAATTGAACCTGCAAATGCAGACTTTACAGAACCTACAGAAGCATTAGAAGTGTTAGGAAATATAAAAGGAACTGGATTTGTTCAGTTTGGATCATTAACAACTACAGAACGTGATGCACTTACAGCCGCAAACGGAATGGTTATCTACAATACAACAGATAATAAATTCCAAGGCTATGAAAACGGTTCTTGGGTAAACCTTATTTAATAAACCCTCACAACAACTGAGATAAGTATTAGTATGCAAATACTATATCTAATACTCTTCTCTTATCTAATGTACATGCTTATTGTAACAATTGGTATTACTTACGGATATCATAGATATTTTTCACATAAAGAATTTACAGCCAATCCTTGGCAAGAAGTAATAATGCTTTATTGTGGATTACTTTGCGGTAACAGAAGTCCACTAGGGTGGATAGGTGTACATCGTATGCATCATGCCTATTCGGATACCCCTAAAGATCCGCATAGTGCTTTGTACCGCCCCTGGTATGAGATACTTTTTAGTTTATGGCGTGTAGAAAGTATTCCTCGGAAATTCCTAAAAGATGCTATTCGTAATCCTAGATTAGTTTTTTTCCATAAGTATAAAAATATTTTATATATTTCTAATGCTGTTATGTTAACTGCACTATTTGGTCCATATGTGTTAGTAGTATTAGCAATCATTTATCTACTAGCCTACCTAGGCTTTGGTATATTAAACTTGCTAGGACACGATCAAACAGGACCTATTAACAATATATGGATAAATTTTATAGCACCGTTTGAAGGTAATCACAAAGATCATCACTCATACTCTGGTGCAAAATGAAGTGGTATTTAGAACCAATAGATAGTCATCTTTTAAGCATTAAAGAACTTTTTGCAAAAAACAGAGGACATAAACACCAAGAAAATTACATATCAGATACGTTGTTTGAGCATACTAAATTTTCAAGAATGGCGTATGACAAAAAAATGATATATTACAGTGCCGGTATTGAACGTCCTGAATATAACGGATCTATTAGAATTATGAGTAGACATACTAGAGACAGAAACTACAACTTTGGTGGATGGAAAGCTGACTTAGCAAGAGGGTTAGATACTTTAGAATATAGTACCAACTATGCACTAGAACTAGGTTACAAAGATATATGGGTAAGTAGAGAAGAAAATCCAAATCTGTTACATTACTTTCAAAAAAAATCTAGATATAACTGGACTGTAACTCAAGAACAACTACCTATAGGAGGGTTCCAATGGGTCTTACGATTGGCTTAACTGGTCACACTAAAGGGTTTGGAAAGCATATTATGCATAGACTCTTAGAACTAGGCTATACTGTAGAGCCTTTTAGTAGAGCAAATGGAGTAAACTTATTAGAATCCCCGAATACAATTTTTAATACTCCTTTTGATATTCTTATTAATAACACCGAAGTAGGTAACGCTCAAGTAATTCTAGCAACAACTTGTGCAAATAAAGGTATACCGTGTATCAATATAGGTAGCAAGATAACAGAAGCAAGTGTAAATAATAATATAGATATTGCAAAAAAGGATAATAAAATAAAATTGGAACATGTAAGTAAAAAATATAAGCAATCATATCTTACTTGGGGATTCACCAAGGAAAATCCTATATTAAATAATAATCCACAATTATTAGAAACAATAACTGTTAAGGATGCAGTAAAGGAGGTAATAAATGAGTTGGAATCTTTATTCAACCTTAAATAACTATGGGGATTTTATAGCGTTAAACTCCTTTGTGTCTCCTAAACAAGTTTTGAAAGATACAGAACAATACAAAGACTATTGGGAAAAGTATAATCCCAATAAGCCTCATATACCAAGGAACAGTTTAGCGGTTACATCTCTAACCGGAGAAATGACAAGTAACAATGTCAGCAGTCTTAGAGAACATTTTGATAGAACGGGAGAGAATATAGAAGAAAGCGATTTCAACAAACCAACTGACCTTTATAAAAATAGTAAAGAACTAAGCAATTTACTTGATTACTGGAAACCTTTTTTAGCTAGAACACAAATTATTAGTTTGCCGCCTGGCGGATACTTTCCACCACACATTGATGGCGGAAGAAAATCAACACCTGAAACTTTTAGACTGGCAGTAGCATTAAAAAATACTAATCCGCCAAGGTGTTGTTGGATGCTAGGAGATGACAGTTCGTACACTGCACTTAAATGGCAGGAAGGACAATTATACTATGTAAATACACTTAAGAAACATATGTTGTTTAATATGGACGATAAAGAAAGTATCTGGCTTATTATTAATATTGTTATAACAGAACAAAGTGTAAATAAAGTTAGGGAGCTAATCTAATGTTACCTTATTTTACTCCTGTAGATTTTATAAGCAAAGAAGATATTGAATTTTTAGAAAATCTTGTACAATCAGATGAGGCAAAGTTTATAGCCTATGACACTGTAAATGGGCAAAAAGACGGAAACTTATGTTGGGATTTAAATTTAGATTATTTTAATAGATTCAACTTAAACAGTTATACATTTTTTGTGCATCAGCCTGCTTTTACAAATGTAATTACTCACATAGACAACCCAAAGTGGAAACGTAACACAGTTTTAATTGTACCTTTATTATGGCATAATAATTATTCTCCGTGTTATTTCGAGGAGGGGCCTGTAGTAGAATTTAGAACCCCTTATCTTTTCAATACTCAATTACCACACTACATTAATAATAATGAATATCCAAGATATAATTTTCAAATCTGCTTTGAAGAACCAATAGAGGAGGTAAACAAATGTTTGACATCAATTTAAAAGAAGCATATATCAAATGTAAACCTATAAACGATACAGAAAAACTCACAAAATTATTTTACCACATGAGTGAAGAAATATGGCCAGACCTAAAGTTTGGCGATCAAACTTATCTTAATGTGTATATGCGAAGAGCCCAATCACAAATGAACAAACGAGATATTTATAATGGCATACGTGGCTTTGACAAAAAAAATGAAGACGACTGGTTAGACTATGTAGATGAATATCAATACGAAACTGGAGTTTTATATTATGTCAAGCTTCGTCATCAAAACGCTAGAATAGAACCGGACCAACATTTAAATATTTACTGCTTTGTACATAATGATCTAGAATCACTTAGTAAGGAATATTGTAATGAAATAGACGCTGTATTGCCCAAGTTGAGGAAGAATTTCTGGTTTAGTTACATGGAACACGACTGTAGATTTATATGGCACACTGACGGAGATACTGGATTTAGATATCATCATGTGTTAAACAACGACGGTGAAGGTATTACTAGTAGTATAGAAACATCAGGCGGATCGGTTTTTTGTAAACCGGGAGAAGCATTTATTCTTAATACTTCTAAGCCTCATTCTGTAATACCTAGTAAAAGTGTTAGGTTACATGCTGTAGCTAGTATGAGCGGCCCTGATAGTATTAATATAGGTCATAACAATCAATGGATGGAGGACAACGATGTTACTTGGAGCGAATGGTCAAAACAACATGGATACAAACATGAAACCAATAGTTACAATAATTGACGATGTGTTTGACGAAGATTATCTAGTAAAGTTAGATGTGCTTTGTAAAGGAGAACTTTTACAACTAGATAGTAAAACAGGATCTCATGTAGGTGAATACACAGACTACGAATGGCAAATGATAAAAAATGACATTCGAAGTTCTCCTGACCGATTACAATTATTAAACGAAATAGGCAAATACATTGGTAAAACTTTACCTACAGAAGATTTAGAACCTATGCAACTGTTTGCTAAAAAATTTACTACTAGCAGTCATATAGACAAACATAAAGAAGATCCCAACCTATACGGCGATTGGGTATGGATGCTTTATCTTACAGATGAAACTGATGGAGAATTATGCACAGAAGATATGCGTATACTACCAAAACGAAATAGACTTGTGATAATGCGTACAGGTTTTGATCATTGGGTAGGATCATGTAGTGGCTCACGGTTGAATTTAAGTGGATGGCCTTTTGTAACAAAACAAGTGAGACAAAGATGGAAAGAAAAAGATTTTATAACAACAGTCTAACTAGACAAGGAAATACAGTTATCAAAGAAAGTCAGTGGCCTGTAGATAAAGAAGCTCTTGATATATTGATAGCAGAACACCCAAACTTTCTTCCAAAAATATTAGATTACGACAGCAATTCAATTATTTACGAATACATTGAAGGTATATCTGTTGGAAAATATTTAAAAGAGATAAAAGCCAATGCACAAGATATGGTTGATATTTATGTACAAATAAATGACATTTGGAAGAACTTTTTAGATCTTTCTAAAAAACACTGTAAAGGTAAAATGATTTATCATAATGACCTCCATTTATATAATATGTTACATAAAGACGGTAAAGTTATTTTGACTGATATAGATAGCATAGTAATTTCAAACCATGTAAGTTTCCAGACTACGCACAGTTATCTTTTTCATCAAATGGAAGAACTATTATATGCTAGAATTCAAAAATAAAATATTATTACACATTCCTAAATGTGCAGGAACAAGTATTTTAACAGCATTAAAACTTGACGTGTGGAGTGGTGACAATCACTATAATGAAAAGTATGATGTACGTATACACTACAATGATATTCAACAAACACATATACCTGCAGAAGATGTAAAAATAAACAAACCAAAAGTTGCGTTTGTGCGTAATCCATGGGACAGGACAGTTTCACGATATTGGTATTGTAGAAAAAGGTATAACATTACAGAAACATTTGAAGAGTTTGTAAAACAAAAAATAATTAAAGTTGACTATGATTGGGGGCCGCCGAGTTGGAGATGTCAAGGTGATTGGTTAGATGCAGATACAGTTTTCTACAAAATAGAAGACGGTATAGAAAAAGTTTTATATAAAGAGTTTGACATTAATATAAAATTACCTATTATTAACGGAATGAAAATATTGGATTATACTAGTCTTTATACTACACATACATATAATCTTATTAGAGATTATTATAAAGACGATATTGAAAGATTCAATTATAGTTGAACCAAATCATCAGTTCCGTCAAGACTAAACATTAATGAAATTCTAGGATCAACGCCGCGATTAAATACAGCATGAGGATAACCTATGTTTAAAAAGTATGCTTTGCCTGCTTCTAAGACATATTCTTCTATTTCACCGTTTCTTCTAAACTGATTTATTACTGCCGTAGTTGAATAGATGGGACAAATGCAACGTACAGCATAATTTACATCATAATCAACATGGAATGGTATTTCTTTTCCCGGAGCAAGTTTAGTTATTCTTATACGACTTGCAGGTGCTTTACATTGTGTTACAATTTCTTCAAAGATACTTCCTGTATAATCTTCAGTAGGAATGTTATATAAATGTTCTTCCCTGCGCTTTAATCGTTCTTTGATGCTGGCTGTGTGCGGCAAAATTTCGCTAGGTGTAGTAAGGTTAATTTGTTCAAAATTATCGTATACATCTTTAACTAGTTCTTCGTGATTCATGCATAGCATAGGATTTGCTGTACGTACATCGACAAATTTTTGAGCTAAACTGTCAGTAGATGATTGTAATCTTTTTAGATCAATTTTAATCGGAAGCTCTGCTATAGTAGGTAAATCTTGTTTTTTCATCTTTCTATTAGTATCCCTTGATTGCGGCAAAATTCTACGTAACCTTGCCAAGTATTATACGGCCAAAGTGTGAAACTAGCCATTTTACGTGGGTGTAATGTATTTAAGCTATCTATTCGATGCCAGGTTCCTATATTGATTAGTGCTGCATTATTTTTTATTTCAAATGAGTCTATAACTGTAAATTCTTCTGTATTATTTTTAGGAAGGTTTCTACCGTCCCAACTCTTATATTTTTTTAAATCATAATCAAGTGCAAACTTAGTTGTATCCCCGACTGGTTTAGATAATAAAATATTAATAGCTGCCGGACAAATCATGTGTTGTGGAATGTCTGTATATATTTTATGTTTATTATTGTCGATGTGATAACCATATATTTCATTAGGTTGCATTTGAAAAATTTTAAACACACTAATAAAACTATTATTAAATAATTTATAAAAGTCTTGTATCGCTTCTAGTTTGAGATCTGCTACTAAACTAAAGCTAGGATAAAATACCGATTCATCATAAGTTTGACAGCCATGACTATCTAAATAATCTTTGTCAAATTCGTTATACATTCCGATAAGAAAATTTATATCTTTTCGTATTTCGTCTACATCAATATTAAGATCGTATGCGTATCTCATCGTTCTATTAAATATCCTTTTTGTCTTATAGCTTCAACAATACCTTGAAAACTATTATAAGGCCAAAATACAAAGCAAGCACTTCTACGAATGTTTTCTATATCATTAGAACGTATAGTATGCCAGACACTTGTATTAAACAGTGTGGGTTTTTCTGTAATGCTCCATCTATCAACTTCTATTAATCCATCCTGTGATACACCCATTGAATCATTATCACATCCTGGATATAAGTCGCCGTTTTTACTAAACGCCCATGGCTGCAATCTTCGTAACTCTCCGTCTATGTACCATACAGTTTCATCTCCTACAAGTTTACTTAGTAAAATATTAACATTACCAGGCTGATGTATATCCATAGGTATATCAGGATGGAAGCCTTGTTCATTACTATCAACATGGGGGTTGTAGGTTTGTTTAGGCTTCATATTAAGAAACCGTATGCCTTCTACAAACCCATTGTTAAAAAGTTGCTTAAATTTTATAATATTTTCACAACCTTCCTTTTGTACAGTCTTGTCACTTACGTAAAAGCACAGATCATCATATCCTCTATCTTTGAATATAGGATCATTAAGATATTGCAGTTCTTTACGAACATCTTCTATATCTAAATCTAATTCATAAGCGCACGAGAACATAATCTTTTCCAATCAATTCTACTGAATATTCTACAGCAGCATATTCAAAAAATTCTTTTTGATGCGTATATGCACCCATAAGTATATAGCTATCTTTATTTCCGTACTTTTTCCAATAATCAAATTGTCTAATATTTTCTTGTATTTCTGGAGATATATCAAAGATAACAAGATCAAATCCTATCTTCCAGTCATATTTAAAAGGACTTGTATCTAATATCAATGTAACATTATCGCTATCTTGAAAAGTAGCAGCTAAAAGATTAAAATCATAATAGTCATGATATTCTTCCGGAAAATATTTCTTTACACTACGCTTCCAGTCTTTGTTTTTTAATTTAGGATCAATATTTTCTTCAGCATTGCCTTGACTATATTCACCTCTTGCAGTGTCAGGCATATGATTTAACTTACTATCGTTGTACGCTTGTACTGCAAAAAAGTGACTATAAGGTAAAAGTTCGCTTAACTGCTTTGTAATACCGCCATAATAGGTTCCTACTTCTACTACAGTTTTAGGATTTACTCGTTGTGCAATTTGTTTGAAGACTTCTATACTGCCTCCGTTATGCATTGAATACATCTTGTTTCCTTATAATCTTATCGGAATATTTTTGAATACTTCGTTCGATAAGTTCATTATGTTTTTGTGGATTTATTTTACCTAGAATAAATCCGATCAGTCTGTCTTCTACATCCTCGTCAACTCCGTGTGCTTGTGTCTGATTATTAATGAGGAAAGCATCTGTATCTTCGGGAATGTTGCAGTAATGTTTCTGCTGCCAGGACATATCTCTAGTATAGTCGTACTCTTTACACATATACATCTTATCTCGGCCGCCTTTTACTATAAATCTATATCCAACAGGTTCATTTTCTAAAATATGATCTAATGTTTCTTGTCTTATAGCAAGATGATGTTTGTGTGTAGGGTTAACAGCATTACCATCAATGTGTGGAGGTATGGACTTTCCATTAGCCCTAGCTATTCTAATATAATATAATTCGTCTAAGGGATAATTTTCTTCTATCCATTCTATCAATTCTGGATAAGATTGTTTTGCGTTTTCAGTCCACTCTTGTGGATATCCTAAAGGATTGTTATATTTCTTTTCACCTAATATCGTTTCTTCTCCCCACCAAACATAATAATCAGGAGCAGAAAATTTATCAAGAATTTTCTGTTTGTTAGGAATAGGAGGTAAGTCTAGAGGTGTAAATATTATATCGTTATACATTTTTAGTCCTTTCTATGGTTGCATATGTACTAAAAAGATCTTTATCTTCATTGTGTATTTCAAAATCTATACCTAATTCTTTTTGCACAGTTTCTATATTATTTTTAAAATAAAGTAATTCTTTACCTCTGCCTAAGTTTCTATGCAAATATAAAAAGTCATAACCTTCTAAAATCATTTCCTTTTCAGGTTTAAAGATTCTATGTAACGCTAATTTAACTTCCTCTACACAACAACTAATAAAAGGCATATCATTTAAACTACTAAAAAAGTCTTTCATTTTATCTTTAGTAACTGTTTTGTCAATACCAAAGTTATAGAATGTGTTGAAATACCACCACGTAAGATATATATCAGTTATTTCATCTAAGTCATACGATTTAGATTCGTATATCATTTCGAATGACTCTTTACTAGGCAATATTATCTTTTTTGTTTTAATTTTATGTTTGTCTTTGTAGTCTTGTTTAGCCATAGGTGTGTTAGGTAAAACATATAAAGGATATGCTCTAGCAAAACTTATACCAAACTCTGGATGTTTAAATAATGTGTCTGCCCAAGTATCTGCGGTTTCTCCGGGTAAACCAATAATAAGTTCACTATTCACTTCTACATTTTCTAACTGGTGCATTATACTCATTAGTTTTTCAGTACTAATATTTTTCCTATCAATAGTATCTAACACTTCTGGCGTAAATGTTTGCAAACTTATTTTTAATTGGCGTTTTTTGTCATTAAAATTATCCATAGTGAGATTCATTATATCTGCTAACCATTTACTACCATTTTTTGCAAATCCTGCAAATGTTAACAACATATCTTCTCTCTTTTTATGTTCTATAATTTCTTGGACAATTTTTACATCTCTTTCAAAAATACCAAAGTTTGCGTCCAGTATTTCTAAACGCTGAACATTATCAAAACTCAAAATATGTTTTATTGTATCCTGTACATCTTCATCTGCTAATTTTGTTATTTTACTTCTTGCTACTCCTCCCCAATCACAAAAACTACAGTGATAAGGACAGCCTCTATTAGTTTCAAATGCTACTGCAATATTTTTATCTTGTTTAAGTATATTATCAAAAATACCGTCTGTGTACGGAGTAGGTATAGCATACTCACTAGTGCTATCAGGATCTAAAAAACGTTCCCATTGTAATTCACCAGGACCTGTCATATAGTAATTGACATATGAACGTTTGTATTCATCTAAATTTTCTTCAGGAACATTAGGTCCACCATAAACAACTATGCCGTCTGGATTGTATTCTTTAAATTTTTTTGCTATATCATCATTTGCTGTTTGATTCCAAACATAACAAGTCAATCCTAAAATATCAGTTTGTTTTAATTTACTATGAAATTCTGATCTATCCCATTTACTTTTATACTCAGGTTCTAAGAATTTGTAATTTTTTTTAATTTTTTCATTTTTTAAACAATGAGAAATAAGACACCCTACAGGATAAGGTATCCAGTCTTGATAAGAACTAGAAATAGTTGCTAGTAACACGGTGCTAGGCATAACCTATTAACACCTCCTCTTTTAAATTTATCATATGCAGGATTGTCTGTTGTAGCAAGCCACACACTATCGCTTGGTGTAAAATTATATTCTTCGCAAACATCTTTTTGTTTGTTTTTTAGAGTACGCCAAACATAATCTACGTCAAATTTGTTAATGATTGTTTCTGCAACACTATTCGCATAATAGTTATAATACTTAGCACTATTTGTAATTGCATCTAAACGTTCATCTGGTTTACGTGTAAATATCCAACCTGTGCGAACATTACGTACACCAAACGGTTTACTTAAACTGTAAAACACATATTCTACATTTTTAGGCAAATCTATTTTGCGTATATCTGTGCTTCCTACATAAGCAAGGTCAACTGCTGTAGGCGTATCCTTGGGTATGGTTATAAAGTTTCCGTCAATAGCACTAGGTACACTTATATAATGGATACGTTTTACTCCTTCTTTAGGGTGTATCCATTGATAGTCTCCACGCTCCATTGTAACAGCTCTACGCTCTTTATCGTACCACCAATCTAGTCCTTGCGTGATACCGTTCATAGGATATACATTAAAATTAGATAGGTCTACAACTGGATTCAACCAATCAATTATGCTTGTAGAGTACGGCAAAACACCGTCTAAATCGCATTTTAAGGGCTCTACAGCGTGTCTAACACTTTCTAACACATTTGTACGCACGGCTGTACTTTGCGCTAGTATAGTGTTACAAATTTTCGTGTCCACTTGCTATTCTCCAGAGTATTCTTCTATCCATAGCTTCAAATGCCCAACGTTTATGTATGGTTAGTATTTGCTCTGCTACGTTAATATCACCATCTTGCCAATCAAGGTGCCACATATATTTTTCTTGTAATATATGATTTTGCAAATACTCAATTAGATCCTTGCTTTCATTTTCTGTCCAACCTGCTACTTCAAAGATTTGATAAAAAGGAAAAAATAATCCTTTGTGGTCTCCAAAAGTTTGCACTAGCTTTACAGGATTATCTTTTTTCACATGATCTTTAAAGAAAGGACTAGTGCTATATCTACCAGACTCATAACCACAGTATACATACGCATCTTCAATTTTATCTTTAATATCTTGTGGTAGATCATTATAACTATCAACATTGTTCAACCAACTGGTTCTACTACCTGCTGTGCCTTGTGCAGCATACAGCCAGATTAACCGCTTTCTGTTTAGATTACTAGGTTGATTGGCATGCCAATCTAAATCATGTTTGTGATGGAATAGACTGTCCTTGCCTGTTATAGCATTTCCGCCTACACGCAAGATGCCATCAATCTCCCAAAGATCTGCACCTCTGTCACCATCTTTAGGATCACGCTTTTGCACAATGCCTGCAGACTCGGCTATACGTAAAAAATCGTTTGGTGTTAAATCTTGCTGTCTAAAATTTAAAACTTGGTACTTGAAGATATCTTTAAACAAATCTTTTAATTCATCATCAGGCATGCCTTTTAATTTAACATCATATTCAGCACACCATCCGTTAGCCAAGAGCTTCATTATAACTTCTCCTTTAGGATCTTAAAAATATTTATATTAGATCTACTGCCTAAGTATACTTTCCGATTGTATTTTATTATAATGCGTTAAACTTACCAACTAGCATGTAACGTGTGCCTCTAGAGTCTTGTACTTCTTCTTCGTATAATACTTCTGCACGTTCTGGTAGTTGTTCTTTAAATTCGTCTAAACTGTTTACGCAATTTATATGTCCTTCTATATCAAACATATTGTTTGATTGGAATGCGAAATAGCAATCATCAGGTAACTTAGGATTTCTAAAAATTTCTGTGTTTGTATCTTTAGACATAGCACCTGCTCCAAACCATTTCCACTCTTTCATAGGCAGCATATGCTCACAACTAGTATTAATAATTAAATTTGTATTCAAATATACATCTCTATATGTCTTGAAAACATCGTCGCAAATATAATCTATGTTCTCGTAGTTATCAAATATTTTTTTTGAAATCTTAGTTGTTTCGTCATCCATATCAATATTAACAACTTTTTTTACTTTCTTAGCTAATTTAGGTATAAGGATACTACCATACCAGCCGCCCCAAATAGCTACAGTTGAATCATTATCAAGTATTTCTAATTTATCAACTGCTTGTAGTAGTGCAGTTTTTGATAGACATTGATTAGAACTAAAAGAATCTAGTATATCATCTTTCCTATCATAATGAACATGCATAGTTTGCATAACATTGTTGACAATTTTATAATCTATTGATTCATTACTAACATTTAAAATGTTTTTTACGTATTGTATATTTTCTCTATCGATCATTTTTTTTCCTTTGTATATAATTATCAATTACTACTATGTCCAACCCACATTTGTGAAATGTAGCAATAGCATCTTCTGGAGTTTCAACAATAGGTTCTTGGCAATTAAAACTAGTATTAAGCAACATAGGAACACCAGTAATAGCATAAAATTCGTTAATTAAGTCATAATAACGTTCGTTAAAGTCTCTATTTACAGTTTGTATACGTGCAGTTCCGTCTATGTGTGTTACACCTGGTATTTCATCACTAGTAACCGGCATGATACGGCTCATGTACGGACTAGGCTGATTAGTATCAAAGTAGTCTTTGTAATGTTCTTCAAGTACACTTGGTGCAAATGGCCTAAAGTCTTCACGTAGTTTAATTTTGCTGTTTATTATATCTTTAATTTTAGGATTTCGAGGATCAGCAAGTATACTTCTATTGCCTAATGCTCTGTTGCCGCTTTCGCTTTTACCCTGAAACCATCCTACTATCTTGCCATCAGCAATAGCTTGTGCAACTTCTTTAAGATCTACCTCTTCTTTGCCTACGTAGTTGTATTCTAATCCTGAATACACACTTGGAACGTGTATATTATTATTTTGTGTATAATCAGCATGCATATATGTACCAAGTGCCTGTCCTTCATCACCTACAGCCGGCGGCACATGAACATTAGCCCAATGTGTTGTAAATTGTTCATTTACATAACCATTGTATGCAACACCTCCTGCTACACATAAATTGTCACAAGTTTTCAATGGGAATATATATTCTTCAATTAGCTGTTCTGTAAATTTTTGTAATGTATATGCTACATCTTCTTTTGGAACTCGATCCAAAATTGCTTGGTACCCTTTTGGAAGTTTATAATTAGGATTTTGCATATACATATCTAACATATCATTTATTTCGTCGTTAAATTTTCCAAAACCAGCTAGGCCCATTGTCTTACCTGCACCTAAATATCCAAAACCAATATCCTGTGAAAGCCTATTCCATAGCCCGCCTACAGGTACTTTATCACTTAAATCTATAATGTTATCAAATTTGTCAATGAAGATACAGTTATAGTGCCAGCCTCTTCCGTCTATTGCTAATATATCAGATTTTTCATAACCTGATGTTAAGTATGCATAAGCAGCATGACTTTGATGATGATCAATATAATAATATGTATCGGTTTTATAGTAATCCCAAAGTCCTGTTGGTTTAAATTTAAGAAAATCCATATTAGGAAGACTGTCTTCTAATAAGTCAACAACAAACTGTTGACCCAAATTACTTACAGTAAATGCAAAAAGTTCTTCTTTGTCTAAATAATTTGAAAGGAAGTGTTCACAAAAGAATTGACGACTTGGATCTTCGTCGTGAGAGTTACTCGGATTTAAATTGTGTTTTACTCTATTGTGTCGTTCTATTTGGTTATGGAATATTCCGTCGTATGTATTGTGGTCATGAATATTCACAGCAATTGAATATATTTTCATCTTGTCAGAGTTTCACTCTCGATAATTTCTAATATTTCGTTCCGCCTTGCTTCAGGCCTTCTAGGTATAATATCCATACATGTTGTACAGTATTTTTCGAACTCGAATAAATCGTAGTTCATCATTTTTTCTATATTATCTATAGTAATATCAAACTCACGTGATCCATTAATTGCTTTTCTACTACAGTGCCTTATTTTTTGTATTTCAAAGTCGAATACAGGCACTTGCGGAAACTTTGCACATATTCGTCTTTCAATTTCAGGTGCTTGTACAAGCTCATGATCTGAAAAGAAGTCTGGTGATCTTGAATTGTACTCTTTAAACTCAGTATTTTCGTGGTCAATTTCAGTAAGATCAAAATTTTCTCTATATTTGAAGTAGTTAGGTGTTTGAATAATAAGATTATAATTATTCATATCATTCTTTGGTAAGAAAGAGTAGTTGCCTAATTTCTCAATTCGATCTTCGTAAAAGTCTAACACTAAATGCTCTATATAGATGATATCAGGATCCTCTAATACATGCGGGTAAAATTTGCGTACTAATGAATTCGATAACACTTGTGGAATAAGATTAGGATGTTTTTTAATTTCAGCAATTACTTCGTCAAGATTTTTAATTAGTCCTGGTTCGCCGCCTAGTAGACAAATCCTTGTTTTATATGGAGCAAGGCCTTTTAGTATAGTTCTTACTAGGTCCATATCAACATGCAAATACCGCATTTCTAATGTCCAAGCAGTACAATAATGACAGCTCTTGTTGCAAGACTTCGATAGATAAAAATCTACAGTCCTATATTCACTACCTTTTAACTGTTTAAGTGTCAACGCCATTTATTGTTACCTTTGTATATTTTTTAAAAGTAGGAAAATTCCAATGATCTTGTAGATCACCTGTTCTAAACTTTTCCGGTACATCTTTATTTAACACGTCTGCATGTTGTATACGCTCAAGTTGGCTGTTTGGAAATCCTACCCCTACAAGTAATTTAGGATTTTGTTTCACTCCTAATATATCACGTATTGGTCTTGTATTCAACGCAGTACAAATACCGGTTTTATATCCTAGCAATCCTGCTGACAGTATTAGCTCTCCAACTGATATGCCCATAGAATAAGCTATCTGTTCACCGTATACTCTCGCTGCATTACTATTGGGATTAAGTTTAGCAGCCTTGTGTTGGACTCCCCGAAATTCGCCTTCTTCTTTAACATATACAAATAATGCATTAGCATAAATTTGAGAATTAGTTACAGATTTATCATCATTCTGTATAAAAACATCGTTTTCTACTTTAAAACTTTCATCAACATCTTGTTTGTCTCTAATCATTGTAAATTTTTTTGTATGACTGTATATTTGTTTTATAATAGTTTGATCAGTATACACATGTAAACTATAGTGTGTTTCATTTTGCTTACTAGGAGAATTAACAGCTACATGTATGAGCGTATCTAAATCTTCTTGTGGAATAGTTTTAGTTAAATCGTAATTCCTTTGTGCTTTATTTGTAGTTGTGGAAGCATTTTTTAATCTTTTATGTATATTCATTATTTGTTAAACCTTATCTATAAATTCAAATATATCATCAAAAGGAGGATCTAAATTAAATTTCGGATCCAATGCTATCGATCCGTCTTCTTTTAATCTTTCGTAAAAATATTCTTTGCCTTTACCTAGAGTCATCATTAACACAGGCCTAAACCCCCAATCACCGCTTATAAAAGGTAAAGATGCAGGCCATTTCTTTCTGTCATTATGAAAGCAAATATTGTAAGAAATGTCCCAACCTCTGTCTAAGGCAGCTCCGGTAATTGCTTTAGCAACCATTCCAACATCGATAGCATTTGATTCTCTATTTTTTGTATTAACAAACTCGTAATCTTCTAACTGCCATTTGCTATTGGTTACATCAAAGTGGTGTTTAAAATGCGGATTAGGTTTTGCTATCCTTGGTGTAATAATAAATGTCCACGGAGCACTTTTAATATGGTAGAGGCCCGGATTTGCATTGTATTCTTTTGACTCTGTAGTAGTACCGTATGCTTCGTAGTCAACATCAATTTTCCTGCCCTCGGCTACTTCCCACAACTCGTGACTACGTTCTTTGTTTGGCCCTAGCACATGAAACTTATATGCATATGCTTTTTGTTTTGATGTTGCTAACGAATAACCTACACGAAGTATTTCCTCAACTTCTGCTTCTGTAGGAATAATTTCTGTATCGTAATGCACAACATGTTTTCTTTTGCCTAATGAATCTTCTATCATATATTTTTCCTTAGTAGTGTACAATTTTATTGTACCTTATAATTTTTCTTTTGTCAATCTTTAAATTCTACAATAGTATCTATGCTAGGCTTATCTTCTAAAAAAGATTTTGTTTTATCAAAAGCATTTGTTTGTAAAGGATCTTTCATATCGGCTTTATAGCCAATTTGAACAACTAACAAAGGTGCTTCTGTAATCTCAGGTAAGCTATCCCAACTGAGTCCAACATTGTTTTTATTTTTACTGTATTCACCACGCCGACCTTTCCAAGACCAATCAGGAAAAGATCTTATATAAGAAATTCCCAAACCATTTTCTAAACACAACCCAGCTAGTATTTTCGTAAACATACCTACTTCAATAGACGCTAGTGTCCGGTTTGAGTTTTCTCTAAATCTGTTTTCATCGATTTGTGTATATCTAACTGAAGGCTCTCCATTTTCAAACTCTTTTTCATAATCTTTGATGAACTGATTTTTCTTTGCTTTTCTTAATTCAAAAACTAAAACCCAACCTGGCATGTTGTTGTTAGTGCCGTGTAAAATGTGTTCTTCTTTGTTTAGGTTGGAATGATTTACAGAACCAGTTGGAAACAAACAACAGATTTGTTCTACAATACGTTTTTCTTTTTCGTTATGCGGGCCAAAAGCATGAATTTTAAAAGGAAACAAATTTTGTTTAGATGCCGAAACATTTTGTGTCCTTTCAAGTAAATCATAAATTAGTTCTTTGCTTGGCATTTTGTGTGGATCCCAAGCCGCTCTAATTTGTCTACGTTTGCTATATAATTCTTCAATGCTCATAGTACATTTACTACCTTTTCGAAGTTTGGTTTTAAGTCTGACAGTGTTGATATATCACGTTTATACATATCACCAAACCCTGCCAATTGCACTAAGAAAGGCTGTTCTTTAACGAAATCCCATTCAGGTTGAGACCATTCATCTAAAGACGTAGGAATACACGCTATAAAAGAAGTGTCAATATTATTTTCTAAACACTTGCTAGAAAAGTTTGCTGCAAACATTCCTGCTTCAAACTGTGCTGTAGGTTTTGCCTTTTCGTATTTTTTAGTTCCTACAGGGAATGTTTGTTCGTAAACCATTCCTTGAGATATATTCATTTTTTGTTTTTGATTTAATTCTGTTGCTACTCGATGTGTGTATATTAAGACATAAGGTGCATGTTTTACATTCCAAAATTGCGGTTGTTGATCAATTTTCAAAAGATGTTTTTCATATTTCTTTAGTAATGTTAAGTTTGTTATCTTGTCTCCGTTTGCTTTAGATTGATTTGATAAACATTTATAATACAATAATTCTCTCAAATGTGATTGCTTTGGTCCTAGCACATGAACATTATAATTCATAAAATTATTTTTTGACGGAGTATATCTCCAAGCGTAATCTAAGCAATCGTAAATTATCTTTTCGTCTGGTAGATTATCAGTCCATTCTAAAACATACTTATAATTTTTCATTTATATACTTGTCCTTATAGTTTGTATAATATTACTTATTTCTTCATCTGTAAGCCAAGCATGCACCGGTAACGATAAAACTGTGCTAGATGCCGTCTTAGACGCTGTACAAGCGTCTCTCCTGCTGTTTAAGCTGTCATACATACTATTTGCACTCAAAGGTGTTTCGTAGTGTATACTGGCGTTTAAAGCGGTTTTTACACGTTTTCTTGTATCTTTGTCTTTAAAACGTACAACATATTTATGGTAATTATGATTTAATCCGTTTGACATTGATTGTGTCACAACGTCTAAGTCAGCAAATGCATTGTTATATTGTTTGGCTATTTGTTGTCTGCGCTCTTGATTGCGGTCTGCATTTTTAAGCCTTTGTTTAATTATCATGGCATTAAGAACATACATGCGACTATTGTATCCGAGCATACTAAAGTCTTTGTCTTTACCGTGACGTCTAATCATTTTTACACGACGAGCAATGTCTTCATCGTCTGTAAGTACAACGCCGCCGCCGTTTATACCTGCAATTACTTTGTTGCTATTAAAACTGTATACACTACAGTCTCCAATCGTACCTGCTTTTATTCCGTGTAAACTACTTCCTAAACTTTGTGCGGCATCTTCAATAAACAATATATCCTTGTCTTTGCAAAATTGTTTAATTTCTGTAGTATCAGTCATATTACCAAATAGGTGCGGGTATATAATTGCTTTAACTTTATCACTGTACATACGTTTAATGCTATCTAAACTAATATGATATGAATCTAAATCAATGTCACAGAACACAGGAGTAGCACCTACCATACTTGCACAAGCTGAACTACTAATCCAGCTGAAGTCAGTTACTAACACTTCATCATCTTTGCCTATATTGTGTGCTAATAACGCAAAATGTAATGCATCTGTAGCACTTGCTACACTTACACAATATTTTCGACCTACCAATCTGGCAAATTCATTTTCAAAGTTTTCGTTATTTTCATAATTATTCTGAGTCATAAAACTTTCAAAGATATCAAGATACGCTGATCTATTTTCTTTATATTCTCTGTCCCAAGCATCATATCCTGTCATATTGAGCTTCCTTCCTATGTTTTGAATTCATAATATCAACTCCGCAATGACACCAAGTTTTTTTACAAGTGATCGGAACTAATGTATTATCAGTCAACCCTTCAAATATATTTCCAATAGTTTTTCCTAGTCCACATGTACTTTGCTTTATATCTCCGTCTCGGCTAATAAACAAATTTTCATATATATTACATGTCCAGTCTAAGAATGTATTTTTTCTTTCTACAACTAGTTGGTTATCTGTAACATGACTTTTCTTGTTATCACTAGTTACTTTAACCATTTTAAATTTGTCTTTTTCTTTTGCGGTACTAATTTTATTTTCATTTGAATTTGTTTTAAAAAAATCAAGATGTTCTTGTTTTTCATAATAGTACGGATCGACTTTGCTAGTTAACTCTGCTAGTACAGGAGTATATTCAATTCTATAGTTATTGCAAAGTTGTTTTACTTTTTCTGCAACATCAATGCACTCTTCGAAACTATCTTTGTTCATCATTATTTTAGTTTTCAAATGCACTTTATCCTGTAAAAATTGTGTAACTTTAAGATATTGATCTAAGTCGGTAAACTCTGAGTGATAACTACCTATTACAACATCAAACAAATTATAATTTTCTTCCCACCAACTAATGTCTCTTGATAAATTTGTATTAATTGAAACTCTACTATTTTGTTTTGATACTAAACTGTTAAATTTTTTAATAACAGGTATTGTTCCATTCCACATAGATGGTTCACCACCTGTAATTTTTAAAAAGAATTTATTAATTCCTTTTAATTGATACGTAGTAATTAAGTCTTCAAATACTTCTAATGATTTATCAACTTTATTATTATTCTTATAATCACCACCGTTACTAAATGTGTTACAATACGTGCATTTAAAATTACACCAATTATTTACTTGCCATAATATAGTTAGAAACCGTTCGTCTTTTGGCTGAATAGCAATAATATCATCAAAAGACATTAATCTTTTACTCCGCGTCTATGCCAGTCAAGCAATCTTTGAGACTTATGAGCCCATATTTCTTTCTTTACACGTTCTTGTAAGTTTGATTCGCTAGGTTTTGTTAGTGTAAAGTCTACGTTATCTCTTAATAACGGATTACCAGGGTTAAACCCTCTGTTTGTATTTACTAACAATAAACTAAAATCTTCTTCCTTTGCTATTTCTACAGCACGATGTATATCTTCTTCGTTGTAGCCAAACACAATATATTGCCATACAATTAAATGTCCACGATCTCTACCTTGTTTCATACGTTTCCATACTTCGTCAAAGTTTGATCCTATTCTATATAGCTCACTTTTTTTATCAATTCCGTCTACACCAAAGTACCAAGCATTTTCTCCTACACCATAACTATATGCTTCGTTCCACCATGCGTCACTTTTGCCGCTTCCTACTGTTGCAATTCTTACACGTTTTCCTTTACCGTCGCATCTTTTTAACAATCCTAAAAAGTTAGGATGATAAATTGGATCGCTTATTTGACCGCAAAAGGTTAATCCTTCGTCATAGTAGTCTAGTATTTTTTGAAAATTGTCTTCAGATAAATCAAATGATCTTCGTATTTGATCTTGGCTAGTAATTTTTTGACGTATGCACTGAGGGCATCTAAAAGCACAACGATGAGAGGCATCAATATTAGGACGCTGCTTACGTTGTTCTATTACATATTGATCAGTTATTCTTGTCATTGTTGGTCTTTCTTGTCGTTGCCATATTTTTCAAGTGTTTCAACGAGCTGATTGCTTACTTCTATTTTTTCTTCTTTTTTAACAGCATCTTTATCTATATCAACTCCGCATTTCTTTTTACACATATAGGAAGCGCATTCAGGTTTGTTTAATAGCGTTTGAAAAAACTTTTCCCATGTATCCGATGTAAATATATCTTCTAAGCTATTGTTATTAGCAAGTGCTAGTTCGGGATCTTTTAACCCTGATTCCATAACATATCTATGCACAGGTGGATCGTCTAACCAACAGCAAGGCAACATATAACCGTCTGATGTATACGCAGCTCCTTTATTGTCTCTAGCACCAAAAGCTAGACATTTAGGTTTTATTTTCATTTAAATTCCTTTATTGAATCCACTATTGTAGAAATATTTGGTTCTCTTATATCACGTTTCCAATATATAGTTCCGCCGTCTAACCCAGGATCTTTACGTAAGTAAATTACATCTTTACCATAATACTTGCACTCTTGAAATATTCTAGGAGCAGGATCAAAAGTTTCTTTAGTGTATACATATGTTTCAAACATACTCATAAGATTTTCTACTGGTACAAATACATTGTTGTTCTTTATATTAACATAGTTTTCGTCATATGTCAAGACCCCGTGATCCGGATATTGGTCTATAACTTTCTCAACACTTGCATAATATTTGTCATTTGTACCTAAGAACAAATATTTAAATTGTATATTATCAGTGTGTGGCTTATATATGCTAAAGTTAATAGTCTTTTCAAAATGAACACCAACGCCATTTGGATAAACTTCAGTATCACATAGGTCTACTATTTGTTTAGGATTGTAAAATTTAACAGCCTTTGGATACCCGTCTACATGATTTTCAGAATATACGCTAATAACATTACCATCAAACAAGCGATATAATATACGTTTTTGTACATCTGTATAATCATTAAAATTTTGCCAACTAAGTGTCATCATACTACGTCCCATAATAAGTGTAATATCATTTAGTGCTGGAACATAATCGTCAATAATTATATTTTGACAATGTATATATTTGTTGCTAATGGAATCTAGATAATCTTTTTTAGTAAAGTTTCGATGTGTTATAACAACAACCTGTGCAGAATAACCTGCTTTGTTAAGCATATCACAGTATTCATAACTATAATACAGTAGTCCGTCTACTGGTTTGCTTGTGACTACTATGTTTATCATTGTAAGATTGTTCCGTCTAGATGTTTTAGCATATCTCTAGCTATTAATTTTTGTGATTCTGGTCCTGGATGATCCTCGTCATCAGCAAGATCAACCCAGTGTAAAGACTGATTAATTAGGGTTACTTTATTCCATTCAGGATATTCATATAAAATATCATTAGTATCGGTTTGAAATTTTGAATTAAAATTAGCTTTAAAATTATACACATGACGATGATTCTGTAGGTGATAGTTTGCCAAGTTTATAGCTTCTAATGATTCAAGAAAACTATTATACGGATCATGTATCCATTTATAATAGTTTTTAGCCAATTTAGTTATGTAATTAGGATGTATATTTACTGATATATTACTATGCCTAAATACTGTAGATCTGTTAATCTCAGTCCATAGTACAACTACAACATCATCTTTTTGTATATTAGAGTTTAATATTGCCTCTGATATATATCTATTAGAAGCCCCGCCCCAGCCTAGATTGACAACTTCTTTATCTAGCTTTTTCCCTAGCAATGCGGGCCAAGCATATTGACTAGGGGTCGGCGATGGTTTATCAGTTTTTTTATTAACAAGACAGTCTACTTGTCCTTCACCGTATGTGTGACTGCATCCAAACGCAATAAGTCTACTCATTATATTTTTCCTTTAACCAATCAAAATTATTTATTAAGTTAAGATTAGAGCTGCTAGAAAGGCCAAAGCGCATGCCATCGCGAGCACCTCGTAACGCATATCCACTATAATCTCCACTAGCATAAGTAGTCCAAGTTTTAAGTCGTTCATCTGTTTCCTCCTTGTTTTGTCTATCTATTGAGTTACTTGCTAATTTAGCACATTCTCTAAATGCACTACGCCATGTACTAAATTCGTCTATGTTAAATGCTGTAATATTACTAACTTCTTCGATTACTTTTAAATTACTACTAATACTAGTAGTCATATCAGAACTAGTTGTGTCCATATCTAAAGTTAATTGTCGAGGCAATAATTTTACGCCGCCATACCCGTATGTCAAATCATTCACAGGATTTCTACTATGCCACACATGTACCCATTCCTGTTCTTCTATCTTAGGAATATAACTAAAATCAAAGTCTTCTACTATAATAGCATCGGCATCAACTACCCAAAACATATCTGTTAAGGAAATTTTAGCAGCCTCTATATGTGCCTGATGTATTCCTTTGACTCCGTGTATACGTTTAGCATATGGAAATCTTTGCTTTAGTATAGAGTATCTATGTTCTGCATTAGACTCTTGATAGCTTATAAAAATTATATCGTACATAAGTTATTATAACACCATTTACGTTAAATGTCTAGTATTTCCGTAGTATATTACAGTATTAGGCCCATTATATGTTCTCCAAGGATCAAAAACAACAACATTTTCTGGAACTATATCAGTGTCATGTACTCTAACAAATATGCTAGGGTTTTCGTTAACAACCCAACCACCTAATTCTTTTACATAATGCTGAACAAGCAAACTGTAACTACCATCAATATATTCAACATTAGATTTATAACTATCACTACTAAATTGTATCCTATTACCGTGTTTAAGAATTTCTATAGCCATATTTCTTGCTTGTGATTCTCTAGCATTCATTATACTATCAAATATATCGTAATCTAAATGTAAATTTTTGACCATGTAGCGTAGAGCTATATTATCTCTTGGATGACATGCTCCTCCATCTCCCATTCCTGCCTTCATGTAACTTGGCCCCATAATACGCTGGTCGCTGTTGGCAAGTGCATCAGTTACTACATCAACATTAATATTTCCTTGTCGTTGTGCAACATCTTGTATCATATTTACTAAACCGATTTTTGCACTAATAAATGTATTGTAAAATACTTTGATACACTCGCATTCGTCCCAAGTTCCAATAACATAGCGAGGATCATTTTCCATTATAGATTTATAAAAATCAACAAGTTGTTTTGCATCACCTGTTTCGGTACCATCTTCTGTACCTATCATTACCATTTCAGGATTAACCATATCCCAAGCAACTGTTCCCATAGCAATCAAATAAGGATTGTATACAAAGCGTGTGTTAGTTACTAGCGGTATAAACTCTCTACGCACTGTGCCAGGTAACACTGTGCTTATTAATACAAGTAATTGATCTTTTGTCATATGCTTGTTTGCTTCAGCAATCACTTCTTTAACAATGTCGTATTGAAAATCTTTTGGCTCTAGATGTGCCGTTGGTGCTCTGCCATCGTAGTCTGGATCATGAGGTGTTGGTACAGCAACAAATACAATATCAGCGCCATTAATTGCACCTTGGATTGTAGGGAACTGTAATACATCACTATTTCCACGTCTAGCAATATCATAACCAGTTACACTGTGTCCTTTTTGTGCAATAACTTCTGCACACGGCATTCCTAATTTACCTAATCCAATAAAACTGATTTTCATATATATTTTTCCATTTATTGACTGTCATAAATATATTTATATGCTACTATAATAGGAACACTAATGTTTGAAAAAATCGCAAATTTTGAAAAAGAGCTAAGTGAATTTACTAATTCACCGTATGTTGTTACTACAGATTGCTGTACACATGCCATTGAATTATGTTTGAGATTAGACACTATTACAAAATGTAAATTTAGTGCGTACACTTACCTTAGTGTCCCAATGACAATGAAAAAGTTAAACATAGACTACGAACTAATAGAAGAATCATGGAGTGGCGAATACAAATTTCATAATACTAGAATATGGGATAGTGCTAGATGCCTACAGCCAAACATGTATCGTAAAGGACAACTACAGTGTGTTAGCTTTGGCTACAGCAAACCTGTTGACATTGGTCGAGGAGGTGCAATATTTTTAGATTGTTTCGAAAGTTATAAAAAATTATTAGCAATGCGTTATGACGGTAGAGACTTATCGATATCACCTTGGATAAATCAAAAAGAATTTGAATTGGGATTTCATTATAAAATGAATCCGGAAGAGTGTATTAGAGGAAGTAAGGCTCTTGCTTCTTACAAACTAAAAAATAATTTTGATATAAAACAAGTTAGCTATCCGGACTGTAGGGAGTTAAAAATAAAATGAAAATTTTATGTGTCGGTGACAGTTGGACGTACGGTCACGGAGTTAACAAAGATCAAGCATGGCCTGCAATTTTACAAAAAAAGTACGGTGTTAAAGTAAAAAATGTAGGCAAGCCTGGCGTAGGTAATATGGCTATTGCAGATAGAGCAATAGACGAATTAAAACAACAAAACTACAATTTAGTAATAGCCGGATGGTCAGGTGTAACACGTTATGTAGTGAACGAAGAAATGATTGATTTTTCCTATAGTAAAGATGTAAAAGTTAGAGACAAGTTTTTTAAAAATAAATCAATTTCTCACATAGAAGATGATTTTAACGATTGCCGCAATAAATTAAAAAACAAATGCAAAAATATTAAATTTATCGAATTTAGTGTCTTTGGTGACTTTCAACATTTATATTACGACACGTTTACAAAAAAATCCTATCTTGATTTACTTGCAGAAGCACAAGGTTGTAACTTTAAATACAATATTCCGTTTTTTGAATTTGATTACTTATCAGATATTAATTTAAAAAATACAACTAGATTTGCAAAAAGATACTTTCCAAAAAACTGGGCTAGGGCTATAGTAGAAAGAGAAGATATTAGGCCGGGTGAATACTTTTTAGATTGCGGACATCCTAATGCTAAGGGACACGAATTATGGGCATCGTACCTAGGAGAATATATTTTTGATTAATACTGTAAATGAATGGGACTGTTTAAAGGAAGTAATTGTTGGTGATGCAATTTATGCAAATAGACCAACAGGCTGTCATTTTGAAGAACCTGGTCCATACCCAAATCATGTTATTGCAGAAGCAACATTAGATTTAAATAGGTTTGTTAGTACCCTTGAAAGTGAAGGTGTAATAGTACATAGACCAAAAGTACATAACTTTCAAGTTAATAATGGAATGTACAATTATTGTCCAAGAGATAGATTATTAATCATCGGCGACACAGTTGTTGATTGCAATATGCAATACGAATGTAGAGAACAAGAGCGTAATTATATAGACTTTGTTCTAAAAGATGCAAAGAATGTTATACACACACCACGTAACAACATTATTAAGTTTGATGCAGCTAACATTAGCAGATTAGGCAATACGTTATTATACTTAGAAAGTGTTAGTGGTACTAGACAAGGAGCAGATTGGCTACAACAACAGTTTCCTAATCATACTGTAGAAGTAACACAAACCTACGGAGGCGTACATATTGATAGCACCTTTAGTCCTGTTGCAGACGGGCTTGTTGTAGTTAATAAAGATCGTGTTACAAAGAAATCATTACCTCTCTGTTTTAAAGACTGGGAAGTTATTTGGTTAGGTGACAAAGATCTAACACAGAAAAGTTTTACAGGAGAAGCATTTGCAAGTAATTATATTTTGTTAAACTTCTTTATGATTCGTCCAGACTTGGCAGTTATTGATGACTGTCCTAAACTAGAGCAAGCACTGAGAGCAAATGGAGTACTAAGTTACACAGTACCATTTGCTCATTCAAGAACACTCGGGGGCGGACATCATTGCACCACACTAGATTTACACAGGGGATAGATATGTATAAATTAGGACATATAAATTTAAACATAGACATTAATGAAATTAAGTCATTTGAATACACTAGACAACCATTAAATTTACAAGAAGAAGATAAATGGGAAACTGGCGTATACAACGGCATGACATTCGGCGGGGAATTATATAGCGGAAAAAACTATATACCAGAATGGACTAAACAAATAAGCAAAGATCTAAATATGAAAGATTGTGGGTATTCATTTTATAAAATGAAAACAAATAATATTATTCCTACTCATGTTGATCACTACTCAACATATACTAAAATATTCAAGAAGAATATTAAAGATGTAGTAAGAGCAATTGTGTTTTTAGAAAACTGGAAATCTGGACATTATTTTGAAGTAGACGGATTTCCGGTATTTAATTGGAAAGCTGGCGACTATTGTATGTGGACACATAGCGTACCGCACTTTGCTGCAAATATTGGCATTGAAGATAGATATACTTTACAAATTACTGGCGTTAATTAATGGCCCATTTAAAAATTTATCATAATAATAATATTTACTTTACAAGTGGTAATAGAAACCAAAGAACTAAACTTAAATCTATTAGGCCGCAATGGGAAGATAGGTTATTAAATAAACTTAAAAAAGTTATCAAACCTACTAAGCAAGAGATTGTTATAATTTTATTTGCAGGATGTACACAAACAAACGAAAAAGATATCATTAAATTTATAAGAAAAAATTCTATTGAAAAAATATATTTCTTTATGGAAGATGTGCTTAGGTTATATTCAAATACAAATAATTTTAATATGCTAGAAACTTATCCAATAGAAACTATTCCCGACGAAGTACGTAGCTACGAATTAGATATTATTTCAAGAATTTTATCTAAAACAAAATGTAAATATAAAATTTATCATTGTGAAAAAGACTCATTTATTATAGCAAAAAACTATAACTTAAAAATTGATTACTTTGACTATTATTTTACAAGCATTGCATCAAATATGTATACTAAAGATGATTTTGTAAACGATAATAATAGATATATCTTTGACAAAAAAATATCTTGTTTTAACCTTCGTTTTGAATACCATCGTTACATAATAGGTTTGTTAATAAAAGACTTTGATACTGTGTTAAGTTTAAACAACTTATGTACTACTAAACAATTACTTAATAATAAAACATTGCCTCTTGCAAACTTTAGTCCGCAAACTGTAGAGAAAATATTAACAAGTCATTACGAATTAGAAAATACTCCAATCTTATGGGACGCTAAAAATAGTGATGTAGTAGATATAGAAAGTGATAAGCAAAGAAATACTATTCAAGGTGTTTCAAAAGCATTTGTTGATGTTGTAACTGAAACTAGATATGCATCTAATATGATAAATCTAACAGAAAAAACAATCAAACCTATTGTAGCACATAGGCCGTTTATTATGGTAGGTCCAGTAGGTACAATTTCACATTTACAAAGTTTAGGATTTCAAACATTTAATAAATGGTGGGACGAAAGTTATGATAATGAAACTAACCACAATAAAAGATTAGAAATGATATATAAAATCATAAATGATATTAATAATATACCAATCGACAATCTAAAAATAATGTTACAAGAAATGCGTAGTGTACTAGAACACAATTACAAGACCTTAAGAAAACAATTTAACAAGAATAAAGAATATCTAATTACGTAATTAGTTTACAATCTTGATAGAATTGTTCCATTTCAGGAAAAGTTTTTAAAAAATTTGTAGAACGTCTACGATCATGCTCATCAACAAATATAGCAAAATCTTTTCTAAATATATCAAGTTGTTGTTGTGTTAAGTTTTCGTTATCAAACACTTCTAGTAATCTACTAAACTTGTCACCTTCCCATTTATGAAACCCGTTTTTTACATTTACGTTTTCTAAGTTACTACGAATGAATTCTAACTGTTTAGCAATGTTTTTTGTCCATTCTTTTGGGGCAATTTTTATAGTTTGATGATCGGGCCATCTTAAATAAGGAACATCTAGTATAATCGGTGTTGGCTTTCCTAGTCCTCCAAATTCAGTTTTAATAGATAGTATATCCTGTAAAAATTTATCAAAAGAAAACATGCTTAATAAATTATAGGTACTCATACAAGTAAAAGTACAGTTAGGCACCTCAGTTAATATACGTCTAATAGTTGCAATCCATTTATTATAATTAAGTCCGTATCTAATATATTCAGCTTGTGTACCATGTGCTTCGGCACTTGTAAATATTTTAAAATTTTTAACTTTGCCTTCATTACAGATTATTTTAATTTTTTCAATAAATTTATCTATTACAGCATCAGGTAAGCACATATTACTATTGATAGAAAATTCTAAATTTGGCAAGGGATTTTCTATCAAATAATCAAGAATTTTAAAAGTATCTTTTGATAATAATGGTTCGCCACCAGTAATTCTAAACGTGTGTAATTTAGACGATACACTAGGCCACCATTTCCAAAAAGCTTCAACATAAGGATTATGTTCTCTATTTGGTATAGGCATAGTTCCTTGCTTTTTAATCCAATCTAAATCATTAAAGTTACTACTAGTTTTATATGCACCATGCTGTTGTATTTCTTCTACCCATTTACTACTAACCTGAGGACTACAATAACTACATTTTAAATTACACACATGACTAAAACTAACTTCTAAGTAACTAGGATCAACATCGTCATCCCAAGGCTTAGATATAATTTCATCAATAAAATTTCTAGCCCATGGTTCTGCAGATTTATATACTCTATCGCTAAGAGCTTCAGGGTTACAATCTTCTACTCGCCAGCAATAGTCACATTCACTAGGACGTTTTCCTTCTAACATTTCTTTACGCTGAAGTTTTTTAAATTTAGTATTATGTAATGCACTTGGATTATCAGCAATTTCATCTAAAGGAATTTTATGCGGAACGGGATGATGACAACTGTGTGTTTGTCCACTATGTAAATGTAAAGTTACCTGCTTCCATTTTGCTGTACAAAAACTCGGACTTACTTCATTTAAAACATTATCTCGGAAATGATATAGATCATCAGATGTTTTCATTTTATAATTTTATATTTCTTGCAGGCTGAGTGTAAACTTTCTTAAAAAATTTACTCTGTTGCTCATCTAAAGGCATTTGTCCTATTGGTAGTTTAAGTTCGTTTACTAACGAAGCTCCTAGAACTTCTATAGCTTCTAATAAGTCATCACCTGTTATTTGTGTTTTTTGTTTTTCATTCCACAGGTTATTTAAATATGTGAAGTCTCTTACCTGTATGTGATCCCAATCTGTACACATTGTTTTAAAAACACCTTCTCTAGCGCCGTATATAGTCCATAATCCGTTTTTTATATCTGCACCAACCATAGTCCAAACTAACAGTCTGTTATAATTTTGCCACCATAACTTTTCTAAATCTTTTATTACCGATCCTCTGTTTAGCGACATTTTTACACCTTCGCGGAATCCTGCTCTCCAAGCCTGTTGAGGAGTTGAACTAATAATACTAGTCGAAAAATTTTCATTTAGTTGAAGATAATTATCAAAATAACAAAATTCTATACTTGTGTCATCGGAGCCGTCTGTATTTTCATGTGTTTTCATATTTTTTACAAAATTTCTTGTCCACATTTTTATACTACCGTTACCGTACATTAGTCCATTTACATCTATCTTGCCAGCCCAGCTAAATTGATAATCTTTTGTTGCATTTAGTTTATTCAAATCAAGATCTACTTCTAAAAACTTAGGATCAATAATTGTATCACCATCAATAGTAATAAAATTTTCAGTTTCGCTTAGATCAGCACATGCTTTGTGTGCAGCATCTGAACCTTCTACTCCATGTACACGTTTAGCCCATGGGACTTTGGCTAGTAAGTCTGCATAATTTTCTTCAGCGTTAGGTTCATCATAACTTAAAAATATTATATCTTGATCAATTACTTTCATGTTTATATCCTATTGTATGTACATGCGGTATATGACTACTATTAGTTAAAACCGATACTGTTTTATGCGACGAGCAATTACTAATTTTTATTTCTTTTTGTGTTGCAAATTCTTTTAAATTAATACTAAACTTATCTAATAATATAAATCTGTTAGTGCTATCTACAATATAATATTCTTTTAGATAATCTTCGCCTATTGACAATGCTGTACAATTTACATCATCTATAAAATTATTTACGACCCATCCGTCTTTTTCTTGTACAATCTGGATTCCTGATTCTAATATATCTGCTTTATTTACAAAATTTGTATGATGTACAGATTCTTCTTCATCGATATTGATAGGAACAATGTGATAACTTCCTTTTGTTTTAACATTTTCAATTACTTTGTAATCAAACATTGCTTTTTCGCCATTATTAAATTCATTAAAAGTTTTTTTATCAATTTTGATATACTTTTCAACTGTTGCTTTAATATTAGAGACTGAAGTTATGTTGCCTTCTTCGTCATAGTGTAAGTAAAACATTATATTTTCTCCTCTAGCCACTTAACTATATCATTTGACAAAAAACTATTTTCAACGTAATGCAATACACCCGATTGTTTATATCCATTAATAATGATATCATTATTTCCAAAATCAACAGTTAGAAGTTCTGTCCATTTAGATGGTGGATTATATAAATTTTGTAAATGAGGTTTCATATGTGTAAACGCTAATGTACTATTATCTAAACAATATCCTTGCATATCTAATATTTTTAATGCTATTGCTGCACTAACATCAACACTACACCAGGCTTGAAAATCGTTAGGTGCATATTGTTTGTAAAATTCTCTCCAATGTTTCATTACTATATCAAGCAATACGAAAAATCCGTGTGTACTTTCTGATTTTGAAAATTGATATAGTCCTGTATATACATTTGGCAAATCGTTTGAATCAAATGTTTTCCTATAATATCGAGAAGTAATTAGTTCGTTTCGATAAGTCTTAACATTTTTTGTAAATAATAAAGGAGGTGATTTTGTAAAATCTTGCCAAACTTTATTAATATTATCTAACACCAACATATCTACATCCATAACAACTGTATTTTCATAAGGTGTTATGTGGTAAACTTTCCAACGATTTTCAATTTTCCATTGTTTATTATTAGCACCATCGCCCCAAGGTATAGGTATAATTTTATCAAATACCTTTTGATACTCAGGAAGTACTTCGTCGTTAGTAATTAAACTTATATTGGTTCTAGGACTGTTAGCAAGAACACTTAACGCTAGTGCATACGCTTGTCTAATATAATCTGTTGTATTATTATTTTGTGCAACAAGACAAATGCCGTTACTCATTAGCAAACTCCTTATCAATAAACTTGTCTAAACTAAACTTGTTCATAATATGAGTAGTAGCATCATCTAACTTAACAGCAAGATAATCATGATCTCTTTGTGCTAATAATTTTATACTACTATTGTTTGCATCTACTAGTACATCCTTATCAGTAGATACCCACATATCAGTAGGAATATCTAGAGGCCAGTTACTATCTTCTACAAACCCTCGCATTGTGTGTAATGCAATACTAAAAGCAAAATCATTTCTAAATTTTGTTTCGATGATATTATAAACTAATCTATAATAATTATAATTTTCTTTAATATGTTTTACTAAATCAAATACTGTTTTTGACGTATAACTCTTAGTAAAGTAAATTATTGTCGCCCAATACATTGGTACAGAATTATCACTAATTCTATCAAAACTTTTATAAGATTTACTAGTATTTACTAATTGATAATTCTTAGCAATCATGAAATCTTCTGACATGTTAAAACAAGTTAGTAATTTATCATTACTAATCAATAAATCAGTATCAAGAACTAATGTTTGTTCAAATACTGTAAGATCAAATGCACTATCTCTTGCACTATTTTTCCAATCTAACTTGCCGTGATTTCCATGTATTCCATCATAAAATGTTTTGTTAGATGGAATAGGAGCAGGGCTATATGTAACTACATCAATATATTTTTTGTAAAACGGAAATTTTTTAATTAGGTGGTCTTTGTCATCAGTTATTAGTTGTACTGATAACCCTAGATATTTTTTTATACGTTTTGCACAATATATTGCTTGCTTTACATAATCAATTGTATTGTTATTAAAAGCAAATAAAACTACGCCTTTTTTCATAGACTAGTTAATCCTTCAACTGATCTGTTGTCTTTAATTTTTTTATAATCATATAAGTATTTTCTAGATGCAAAAGTATAGACACCTAATAACTGTCTTGTAAATTCTTTTAGATTATTGACATCAAAAGGAATACTATTGTCATCTAACAAAACTGTTTCTCCTTGATCTAATTCTAGCAAACTTTGGCAGAAACTAATTAAATCCATAGTAACAGTTATTTTATGCCCATTAGTATAATGGACAAGATTATCTTGATACTGCTTTAAAAAAATACGTTTTTGGTTGTTTTGTGTTTCTAAAAAGTTAGAAAATTCTAGAGCTTTTTCCAGTCGTTCATCCATGGGATCTCCTTGTATATACTGTTATAGTATATACTAAAACTAAGTGTTTGTCAAGAGTTAATTAGAAAGTATTTGAACTGCCAGTAGCTACACTAGGTGATGTAACTTCAACGTTTGAGCCTGTAGCACGTCTAACAGTAATAGCACTTGTTAGAGTGCCTTGGACGGGTTCATCAACAGGTGCGCCAGTTCCTGTTTGGTCGCCTGCATCATCGTCTCTGAAAAATACACGTACTCTTATTCCGTTAGTGATATATCTAATATAAATTTGGTAGTCGTTTTCTGAGTACGGATTAGTACCGCCATCTTGGAAAATTTTTACCTCAGTGCCATTTGTGTTCAAATCATACATACCTGTGTTGGTAATTGTACCTTGGTTACCGCCACCGTCTGCATATGCACTTGTATAGTTTATACTTACGTTTTTAGCATCGTTTACTAGGCTTTTCCAATCTAGTGTTTTAGCTTCAGAACCAGTATAAGATAAAGACGAATTAATACTAACCACTCCGCCGGCATTCCAAAATGCTTTGAATGCGTTTGCACTTCCCCAGGTTAACTGTACATCATGTATTTGTGTACCATTCCATCCACCTGATTTATTTTTTGTTCTTGCTGTACTAAGTGTACTTTGTGCCGTTGCCATTGTAAATCTATTTGATGTTACTGTAGATAATGCCGTTTCAAATTCGTTATGTATTGCTGCTGTAATGCCTGTGTCTGTATCAACTGTTGTTAGTGCTACGGCACTATTAGTTTGGTGTGCGCTTGCTTTGCGAATATCACCTCTTAAATTGTTCCATTGTGATGCTGTAATTGTTGAACCTACAGATACCGACGGTGCTGAAATACCAACATTATATCCCGATGAACCGTTACCGCTTCCTGTTGGGGTTCCCATTACTGTGTTTATACCGCTTCTTAGTGTGGTATAATGTGTTTCATTAATACTTGAGCCTACTGATACAGCCATTCTTCATCCTTTTTTAAACTACGTACTTATTTATACTTTTAAGACACACTCGATTAATTTTTCTGACTCGTCCTGGCTTGATTCTAGAGCAATTCCTACTAATGCTGTTGATGCTATAGTAGTACAAACACCATCTTCCCATGCATAAACAGGCTGTCCTTTTGTTACAGTTCCTTTTACTCTTACTGGAACACGCCCTTTAAGACCAATTGCTTGACCGTCACAATCGCTATTCATTAAATATGCAGGCTCTGCAGATATAACTCCAATTGCCATGCAACTTGCTTTACATGCTGTAGCTTCTGCTTCGCCGCCGACACACATTGCTGTTCCTGTTGGATAATCTTGATCAGTTACATAAACTTCTGCTAAGTCAGCATATCTTGCACTTGTTGCTGTGCCTTGAAATAATACTGCATTTAAGTTTCCTGATCCGTCTCTTACAGCTATAGTATTGCCGGTGCCTGTTCCGCTTGAGTCTACTGATCCTACTCTAGTATTTCCACCTACAATAAGAGCACTTGCTTTTTCTGAAATTCCATAATAATTTCCGGCATATACATCATCAAATGGTGCTGCTGTAGAACCTATGTCTATACTTCTATAAACAGTTGGACCTGTACTTTGTATACCAGGTAAAATATTTCCTGGAAGGATATCTACAACATTTACGGTTGCTCCGCCGGATTCTTTTACTCTAAATTTAATTTCGTCACCTTGTGAATTTTGTATAACACCTTCGTTATCATTCTCGATAAACAATTTTAAATCTAATCCTGCACCAATTGCAATACCTGCATCAGTTTGGAAGTTTGTTATCTCTGTGAATACTGTTGGCGCACCTGGGTTAGCTGTAACATAATTACTTGCATCAACTCCGTTAAGTTTTAATGCGTTAGATGCTGTACCGTGGAATTGATGATCTGTGCTTGTTACTCCAGCTGTTGCACTTTGCGTATTTTTAAGTGTAACACCCTGGCGTACTATATCAAATCCTGAAATTGCGTTTTGTGCATCAGTTGAGTCGATAGTAAATTCTACTGGGCTTATTAAGAATTGTACATCGTCGTTTACTGTTGCAGCAATTACACTTCTACTAATTGATCCAGTATCAAGTACTGTTTTACTTTGCATTTGTGTAATGCCTGTACCTGCATCTTGTGGACCTACGAGTACAAAATCTGTGCCGTTGTATGCATATAACTGTTGGTTAGTTGTATCCCACCAAAAATCACCAGTTGATAAACCTGCTGGTGCTGTAGCACTAATTTCTGCGCCGCCTGTTGTGCGCCATTTGCCACCGTCATAAAATTTTAATTTGCTATTTGCTGTATCAAACCATATTTGGCCTTGTATAGCCCTTGGTGGTTGATTTGCTCCTGCAAAGTTTTCTAAAAGAAATACAAAGTTTTCGTTTTGTATCTCACCGTACCCTGCATAATTCTTACCAACTAACTTAATGTCAGTTGTTTGATCAATAGTACCGTCTTGTACTATTGTAAGCTGGGTAGTATCATATTTGTTTATTGTGTACGCCATGTTTCAGTTCCTTGTTACAAGTATTTATCAGATCCTTACGGATATGCTATTGTGGAATTCCAAGTCCACACTCCTGCTGTTATTGTGAATGTCATTGTAAATCTCGATGGATCTAGTGCCACCGTACCTGTAGCTGGATTAATGAATGCTATATCTTGTATAACTGATTCATTTTGTGTTCCTGCTGAATCAACTGAAATAGTTGATTTTTGTAAAACCCCAGTAGCATTTGGCGAAGTAGATACAGTAATTTGAATTCCTGAAATTGTACTGGCCGCATATGATGTACAATGTATTTTAGCAACTTTTCCATTTGCTGCTGCTGAAGCAGGATATACTGATTCTATAACAGCTTTTACATCGTTTATTGGTCCGTCACCTACGCCGGGTACATTTGGTGATACAAATCCTGTAATATCTAATGCTAAAGACATTGGTTCAAATGCAATTTGTGTATCTACATAACCTTTATTTGCTACGTCAGTTGTACCCGTTGGTGCAGCCACTCCAGTAATCTTTTGTGTGTTTACTGTTATATCGCCTGTAGAGCTAATATTTAATGCTCCTGGCGAACTAATACTTCCAACTGCTGCATTACCACTTACAGTTACAGATGTTAGTGTACCAACATTTTGTAAAGAAGAATTTACAACTCCGCTACCTAATGTTGTCGCTGTAAGTACATTTGCATTTGAAATTCTAAAAGACTTTCCTAATTCTAAGTCTATATTTTGATTGGATGTAAAGTTGCCTGTTGAGTTTTTCCAGATAAAGTCTTTACTACCATTTAAGCTGTTAATAACAAATCCGCCGCCGTCGATTCCTGCATCGTCTAATTCTGTTGAATCATCAGTAATTCCTAATTGTATTTGCGGATCTTGTACTCTTAACTCTGCTGAATCAATAATTGTGCTTGCGCCGCCGATTGCAATGTTTCCTTCAATCGTTAAGTCGCCTGTAACTCTTGCATCTCCAGTTACATCTAATGCAACTGTTGGTGTGTCTTGAAAAATACCAAAACGTCCATTTAGTGTATCAAATGTTAACCCATCAATTTGATTCGAACCAACTTTTCTTCTGATTGCAAATGGTTGATTTTGATTTAAAATATCAATAACTGTTTTTGTATCTGTTTCTGTAGTTTTAAATTGTCCGTATGCTGTATCACCGTATCCAACTTTTACTCCAGATTCTCCTTTAACAAATAATCCACCGTCCATTGTTTGATCAACAATAACATTACTACTATCTCTTTCGTTATTTCTAACAAAGTCAGTACTAGCAACTGATACACCTTGAGCATCTACTAAGTTTTCTGCTGTTGATGCAATTCCATTCCAACGGAAAGCAATGTTATCTCCATTATCTGCTGTATAAAGTGGATTAAACCCTACCTTGATTACTCTTCCTGCTGCATATGGTAATAGTACATCTTCAGTTCTCGGTGTAAATTCTTTTGCACTATGTATACCAATTAAGTTTCCTTGTATATATTGTGCTAGGACTGCTCTAGTTTGTCCTGATGTGTCAATCATTGTCACAGCTTCTAACAAAGTTTTTCCTTGTGTAGCTGTATAATTAGGTCCTACAGCAACAACATCGGTTCCATCATAAAAATATAATTTATTTTGTTCATTATCAATCCATAAATCACCTGCAACCATGTTAGGTTGTGAAGAACTTATAATTGGGCCGCCTGCAATTCTAAATGTTGTTCCGTTGTAAATTTTTAAACGCTGATCGGAAGTATCGTACCAAAGTTGTCCTGGTATTGCATTTGAAGGAGCACTAGTACTTGCAAAACTTTCTGTTAATTTAATAAAGTTTTCATTAATATATTCGCCAAAGCCTTTATAATTTCTTCCTACAAGGGTTAGATCTGAAGAGGTAGTATCAATTACTCCATCTTGTAATTCTACTAGGAGTGAGCCGTCTGTTTTGTTTAGTTTATAACTCATGATGTTACTCCTGTGTATATAATATAATTAACTGTTTGATATGGGTTCATTATATTTAAATCATCACCTACTGTCGGTGATAATATTCCACCACTTTTATCAATTGTTTGGGATAATTGATCAGCACCAGTTTGTATTGTACTTAATGATGCATCATCTGGTTTATCTCCGCCTCTACCGTCAACAGCTCTAATAGCTGTAAATTGAACACCGTTATCAGCTCTTAAATCATGCTCGTGTTCTGGTAAATTATTAACATCTATTGTAACATCGTCTGTTCCATCAACAGCACCTAATACACTTGAGTTAGAGTCTCTTGATCTAGTATCTGGAACTTCAACTGCCGGATTTGTGCCGCCCATAGTTAATGATCCTAGTGGGAACCTTCCTCTTAGATCAGGTAGAGCAAAATTTCCTGCTGTTACTAATCCTTGTGCTTTATAAGTAAATCCAATTAGTTGATATAAAGTATTGTATACACCTTGGCTTAGTTCTTGTCCATTACAAAAGAACCAACCTGTAGCTGTAGGTTCAATATTTCCTGCAAATGGCATAATACTTCCAATAGGTGTAAGACCTGCAATATTCTGAAATAATGTTCCTCTTGATATACGTCTTAGACCCGTACTAGATCCGCTAATTCTATCAATAATAAATTCATCGTTTGATAAACTATCAGTTACTTGTGGTTTTCCTGAAATGATTGTATTTTTAATTGATATATTAAAATCTTTTACAGCTCCACCTGTTTGTCCGTCAAATACGTTTTCAACAGTTTCAACATCGCCTGTTAATCTAAATGTTGTAGAACTTGTAAGTTTATCAGCACTTCCTGATTTACCACTTACACTACCACTAACTGAACCTTCTAAAGATCCAATAAATGTAGTTGCATACATTTTACGCCATTTATTTGTAGGACTACCAATATTACGAGTGTTATTTAAATCTGGCATAATAAGTTCTGATTCAGTTGTATCAACTGTAAGATCATTATTACCTAAAGTAATACCTTTTTGTACAACAAGATTTTCGCCAATGTTTAAAGATTTAGCAACGCCAATGCCGCCTTTTACAATTAATGCTCCATTGCTTATAGTTGTACTTTCGGTTACATCATTAGTTCTAATTATTCCACTTGTTAATAAATTCCCTGTAACATCTAATGCTTCGTCAGGTGCTTCGTTATTAATACCAACTCTTAAACTACTATCAACTCGAAGAACTGTTTTACTTGCGCCTGCATTACGCACACGCATATCAATATTTGATCCTTCAATATTATGTTGTATTATACCAGCACTTCCTTCAATGCCAATACCCATTTCTCCGTTAATGCCGTATGCAATACCAGTGTTGTTCTGAATGTTTAACGGATTAGTAGATGTTGATTCAACATCTCCTCTTAAAAAGTTTGCACTTGGAACAGCAAGATCATTTACAATTAAATTTTCTGCTTGTTCTGCAACTCCATAGAATTTTACATTGTTTACTCCGTCAGCATCAGTATCTCTGTTTGCTAAGTTAATGCCTGGCTTAATTGCTGTAAAGCCTTGCACTGTTGCTTTTGGAACAAAGTCGTCAAAAGCAACAATAGCAACAATATTTGCACTAACTTGAATTTCAATTACTGTGTATTCAACATTATCTTGTCCAACAATACTACTAGGTTTTGCACCTGTTGTTAATCCTTGACTAAATTCTGGACCTACTAATACCCAAGTAGAACCTGAAAACAAATATAATTGCTGTGATGCAGTGTCAACCCATAGATCACCGTCTGTTGCATCTGTCGGATCAGGTTGAGATGTACTCTTAGCTAAGCCGCCACTTGGTATCCAAGTAGTGCCATCGTAAACTAATAATTGTCCTGAAATACTATTATACCAAAGCTGACCTTGTATAGAATTACTAGGTTCAGTTGGACTTGCAAAATTTTCTAATAAGCGTAATAAGTCTTCAGCAATAACAGCGCCATAGCCAGTTGAATTTCTTCCTGGAAAACTTAGGCTTGTTGTGTTATTAATTGTACCATCTTCAATAACAATAGGATCTTTTTCAGCACTATTTGTAAAATTAATCGTATATGCCATCTAATTATCCTTCGTTAAAACCAGTTAAACTTTGTACTCTAACTGTATAATCTATTTGTATAAGCCTATTAAGTGACTTTTGTACAGGATGGAAAATAACATGTGTTAGTAATCTGCCAGTTCCTGATGCACTGTATGCTCTTAATCCTAATTCATCAAATACATATAAACTATTTTGATCTGCTGCTGTATCAAAAGCATCTTGTCCTGTAGGTTCACCATAATCTAATAAACATGTTACTAAGATATCAGTATAGTTTGTGCCGCTTACATGACGTGTTTCAATTTTATTTCTAGCAGGATCTAAATTGTTAACACTTCTATCATCTACAATCTTTGTAAATGTTTCGTTGTACAAACTTGCATTAGTACCAGTTGAATTTGGTGTTAGATATGTAATAATACCTGTAGGATCAACGCTAGTTCCGCCATTTCCAAACCCCATTTCATATATCCAACCTGTGCCAGCATTGCCTAAACTTTCAGCTAAACTAATACTCATATTTTCATAATGAATAGCGTTACGCTTGTCTATAATAACTTCGCCAGTTTCTGGATTATGTATTTTGATGTGACCTTGTAGTAGCACACCGCTTTGTTCGTTTAATTTATCTGTCATAGTTTATACCATCCTGCTGTTGTATTTATCGCGGCAAGTCAACTCTTGCTGCACGTAAGAATCTACTTATGTTAGAATCGCTATCTGCAAGTGCAGTACCTGGTTCTGTCCACTGTTGTCCTTGTTTTCTTACAACAATCACTTTTGTATTCTGTGTTGGAGTGGTTGTAAGTACTAGCTGATTACCGTTTACAGTAAATTCAGCTGATATTGTTTCGTCACCTTCAGGACTATCCTGAGAAACTGGTCCTGTTATTTCGTTAAAAATGTAATTGTTTATTGAATTTTTACGTAAACGCTTACCTGCAACAAAAACTTCAAATTCGTTTATATTACTAGCTGTAAAATCAAGTTCATATGTCGACGATGTACCGTCTGCTGTAAATATTGTTGTTAATGTTTCATCTTTGTACGGCATAGAGTTTTTGCCTGAAATATTTAATACTACTGTATCAGCTGGATACATGTTTTTAACACCTGTTCCTAAAGTACCTCTTCTAAATTGACTTATTACATTTCCGTTACGTACAAAGTATTCAATTCTTTCCCCGCCAATCATAATTATTGCTGGTTTTAGTGATCCTGCAACTGGTGACGGTAATGCTTCTCCATTAATTACCGTAATACTTTGATCGTATTGATACAAATCTTTTGCTAGTGTAACTTCTTCTTCATTGTTTATCCTAATGTAGTGTGTTCGGTTCAACATATCTTTAAACTGTGACCATCCAAATTTATTTTGTGTTTTACTAGCTGCAAAATGTACTACTTGGACTACATCATTTTCAGATATAGTTGATTCAATTTTAACATACTGTTTATTATCTGTTACAAAATAATCTACACTCGGAGTTAGTAATTGTCCATTAATTGATACCCATAAATATTGTGCATCAATAGCTTCTTGATTTAATTTTATAAGTCCATTATGTAGATGTATATATTTTTGGTATTCATCAGTGCCTGGAACTAAATTAATTCTGTCAATTACATCATAATTTATTGTTTGTATATCTTGATAATCATGATTATTAAATGTAAATATTTCAATTTCTGTGCCTTCAGCAATAGCTGTATCAAAATGTATTTGATTAGGAGTTTTTACAAATAGCCTTGACGCAGAATCTACATATCCAAATCTATACTCACCGTCGGTCATTACAAACACATCTAGTATGTCACCATCTTGCTGTTGCACTTCGCCTTTTAATCTAATAACAGTACTTGCTCCTACTATTAAGTTCCATTTTACAGTATCAAGTATAACACCGTTTAAGTAAACTTCTACATATCTGCTATCAAGTGAGCCAGGAGGGAATTGCCATTCCTCAATTTTATATTCTAATGTAGTTGCCTTAGTAATATATCTTTGATTATATCCTGCGTTAAATATTTTATTTCCAGCTTTTACTAATGTTTTAAAATGCAATGGTTGCTGTACACTTGGAGTGGTTGTAATGTCATATGCTAAACTACTTCCATCAGCTGTAATAGTTTCAACATTTACTTCACTATAGTTTTTAACTAATAAATCGTCTTCAAAGAACACATATTTAATTTCAGAACCTGCTGTTGGAGGTATAGCAAACTTGATTAATGCATTGCCAGCAATGCCATCTGCTTTTTTACTTTTATTTACAACGTTTTCTATTGGAAGGCCGTTCATTGTAATAATATTTTGTAAGTTAGCTTTGTATCTTACATTTGTTATAAATGAAGTTGTACTTCCGTCAGCTACTATTGTATCAATATCAATAATTTTTGTTCCGCTTACGCCTAATGTTATAATATTTACTTTAGAATTTATAGCCGGTGCGCTTGCTAGTGTTATAGTGTTATTATTAAAATCAATAGTATAGTCATTGTCTTCGCCAAGTGTTTGTATATTTCCTGCTACTTTAACAAATACTGATTGTGTAGTTAAAGGCTTTGCTCCTATATCAAATGTAACTTTACTACCATTACCATTATAATTTGTAGAAGCTACTTGGCTTCCTCCACCTTTAGGTCTTTCAAACACTTTAATATCAACAGTATCTAATATCTGTCCAGGAACTTGTTCTTCAGGGCCTGCACTTGTAGTAGGTGTAACAAATCCATCACCGTCAATTGTAATGTCTGCACTTTCTAATCCTGTTGCTGTAGAATAATTTAAACTACCGCCTTGTATAATACTGTCGTATGTTTGCTCATTTGGTAGGAAAGTGCCATCGCTAGTTGATTTTCTAAATATTACAACATCTGTATTTCCAAATGGAACAGCTTCTTCGTTAAATGCAACATAGTTTGTTACATCATAATCATCATCTGTTCGAGACCATGCTGTTTGCCCTGCACCTGTAATACTTTGCACTAGTGCATTTGGATTTGTCTGCTGTGCTGTTCCAAAATTAGGATCATCAATTCTAACATTGTTTCTATAAACATGATATTCTACACCTGTTTCTAATGGCTTGCTAAAATTAAATAGTGTTGTACTATCACCTAATTCAAAAATTTCATCATTATAAGTATTATCATAACTATCCCAAGTTGATCCAAACCATGCATCTGAATCCCATCCTTGACCCTGCGACATTCCAAAGCTCTTAACTTCTACGCCGCCGTAATCAATGCCTGTCATTAACTGGCTTAATTCTTTGCCTAATTGCCCTTCTTGTGGATTATATAAATTACTAATTCGATCTGCTGCTTGATATAGATCTGGAGAAAGTTTGTAATTAATAACAATTATATCGTTAGCATCTGGTTTATTTGTAAAAGATACTTGTCCATAATATCTTTCATAGCTTGCTGTAGCATCTAAGATATTAGTATAGGTATATTCGTTACTTAATTGTTCAATATTATTTCTAAATACACTTATATCAGTAATCTTTAAATCAATGGGCCAATTTAAATTAAATTCAAACTGAGATCCTGATGCTGTAAATGTTTGTGTTTGATCAATTTGCGTATATACATATGTTCCTGTAGTTCTATCAAAATTAACTGTAGTAGTAATTCCTCTTACTGGATTATTACCTAGTTCTACACTGAAAGTTGCATCTCTGCCGCCATCTATAAGATTGCCGTTAACTGAGATTACAGGTGTGCTGTAATATCCGCTACCAGAAACAACTACATCAACCTTTGTTACATCTCCCTTTGTTCCTAAATATGTTTTTAGAACAGTGCCTGATCCACCGCCGCCGGTTAATGTTAACTCTGGAGGTGATGTATAACCTTGACCACCATCAACTGGAGTTACGCTGACAATGCTATAGCTACTATTATCTAACCAATTTTTATTTGGATAAGTTTCTAGATCAGGAGTTGTTCCTACTAGTACATCATCAATAACTTTAATATTCTTTGGTAATATTTTACCTTCTATAGCATTATAAGATGCTGGTAAGTCAAAATCAGTTGTTACTGTTTTTGTAGGGTCTAAACCCTCATACGCACTTAGGTATTCTCTAATTTTTGTTGCAAACGGTTTAACTTCTTTAACATATGCTTCGTAACTTGGAAGGTTATCATTGTTAAATGTAATATCTTCACGTAACGAACCAACGTTATGTTTAGCTTTTATAAAACTAGTTTTAAACGCCCAATCTACGTATGTTTGTTCTGAAAATACATAACGCAAACTTGCAAAAAATAACTTATTAAATTCAACTAATAGTTCATCAATTAAAATATCATCTTTTATTGTGTTTAAAATAATTCTAAGTTCTTTAATTGGTTCACTGTCAAACACTTTAGTATCAAAACTAATTGTATCAAACCCAGTAAATGCTGCTTCTGAATCATATAACGTTTCGTTAAATTTAATTGTACCGTTTTGTCTACCAATAGTTTTATAATTTTGTGTATAATCTTCGCTATCGCTGGCTGATATTTTTTCAATTAACAGCCATCCGCCTGTACCAATATTTGATATTTTTACAACACTTCCAACAGGATTATCTAAACTTGTTAATTCATAACTATTGTCAATAAGGTAATCAATGTCAGTTGCTTCATTATATCCTGTAGCATACCAATCAATATATTTCCAAAATAAAGATACATTATAAGATTGACTTTTTATTCTATTCCAGGCTCTATTTTCTCTTTGATAAAGAGCCCATTTACCTAGCAAAGTTTCATCAGCTTTAACTAATACAGAAAAATTTCGTACAGTTAAAATAGTACTTGAATCGTAATATGTTCCTTCTTGCAATACTGTTACAGATATTATTTTACCTGCTCCGTCGATTACTGGCAATAATTCTGCATCTGTACCTTTGCCTGCTATTGATATAGTAGGAGGATATCTGTATCCTTTACCAGGATTAATAATAGTTACATCTGTAATTTTTCCGTCTTTGATCACAGGAGATAGTACTGCTCTTTCAATTTTGTCTGTTCCAACTGTTGCAAGATCTGCTACTGTTTCTACTTCAACATCATATAAATTACTAGCTGTAGTTAATATCGGATCGTTTAACGATAATTTGCTTATATCTTTATCGTCAATAATTAAATTCTTTGTAAGAACAAGGTTTACACGCTCAATCACTTGTTTTAGTGCTTCGTTTTTGTTTTTAAACCAAGACTGTCGAGGTCTATTAAGTGACCCGTATTTTTCTCTGTCACTAAGTGTTGGATCTGGTACTATTCTCGATTGTGCATCATATCCGATTAAACTATCAAACCATTTTATAACAACATCTGGATTTGGTTGGCTAGTTTCAAGGCCTTCGCTAACAATTTGATATTGGTTATGAATATTTTGGTTTTGATTTTTAATTGTCCAAAATTGTATATTAATGGCAACATCTGTACCTTTTATCAAAGGTTCGCAGTTATATAGTACAAATTTTTCTGGTGAAATAAGTGCAACAAATCTATGTCCTTTTGCTGCAGGATCAGTAATATATTGTGCAATTTCTCTAGTATCAATTTTTCTAAATTCAACATTAGGAACAATAGTTTTATCTGTTACCCAGAAATAATACATTGTTTTGAAAGTTTTTAAAATTTCATTGTATACTCGTCTTGTTGAATACGATGAATCTCCGTATAAACTTTTACCACTATATCCTTTAGAAAACCCAGTTTCAGTATCAGACTCTGCGTCCCAAGCACTTGGAAGTACATCTGATTCTACCCATTCGTAAACATTAATTGAATTTCCTTGAAATACTTTGTTCCAAGATTGTGTTGCATATTGAATACTACCTTGATAAGGATTAGTAAACTTGGCTGTTGTTAAGTTCCACCAAACTTCGCCGACTTGTTTTGGTCCCCAAGCAGATGTTTGATCTTGTATTGCACTAATACTACTAGAAGTAGTATAAACTGCAGGATCAAAATATGTTTTATATGTAAGTTCTTGCTCCGCAGGTCCTGCTACTTTGCCTTGTATTGGATCTATGTAATCAAGATATGTAAGTAATTCGTTTTCTTTAATGTTATATAAAAATATTTTTTTAATTTTTTCTACATCAACTGTTTTGTTTGAAGACCTATATGTTTCCCACATCTTAACATCTTGATCTATTCTAAAATCAACTACTTGGCCTTGAGAATTTTCATCAACTTTAGTTTCTAATCCTGTATAAAAATGATTAAGTTTTGCTAGTATGTTTCTGCCAAACGTATTAACATCCGAATCTGGAATTTGAATAGTTTGTGCAAACAACATACCTGTTGGAGTTTTTTCGTATACAAATACTACGCCAACATCTTTTCTTTCTTCAACTATTTCTGTAAAAGAATTATCAAATCTAGTGGTATTAGAATCAAATGTAGTTGTTTCAGTTGAATCAGCATTTCTCGAAGTTACAAATAACTTATTTCCGTCATATTGCAACTCCCAACCAAATCTTTCAGCACGTTCATTGTTAGGACTTTGTAAATCTTGTAAGAATGTAAACACACCATTAACTTGATGATAAATCGAAACTTTACCTTGATCGGCATTGTAATCATCATTAAATGGTTCTGAAATTGCTATATACATACCATCATCTGATATTGCTATTGCCTTTCCAAAGCCGCTAGTTTTATCTGGTGCTTGTATTTCTTGGCCTCTTTCCCAAAAGCCATTATTTTGCCGATATACAACAACTTGATTAGTTTTATCATTATCGTATAATGCATTAGCAATTAGTACATCACCGTTTTTATTAATATCAAATTCACTTCCGAAGGTCGAAAGTAACCCTTGATCAAGAACTGTGCTTCCGTCAGTACTGTCGTTAATAACACTAGTGCCTGAAGAGTTTGGTATAAATCCAACATAGTCAATTAAATCATCTGTACTTGTCCAGTCAGTTGTATTAAATGTGCCTGGTGCTAAATTAGTTTTTGCTACATATAATACTCCTGTTCCGCTCACCGCAGGATTTTCTCTGTAAACAATATCGTTAGTAAAATAACTTATACTTTCGTTAAAGACACCTTTGTACTTTTTGTTTTTCGCATATTCCCATGTATATGTAATACCATTTTCAATGCCAGTCTTAATAAAATAGATTCTACCTGGTGAAGATTGTGTCTGTGTGCCTTCGGCATGCACCATTGTTCTATACAAGCCGTTACTAGTTTTTGCAATTTTAATATTGCTACCAAGTTTAAAGTTCGACTGTTGTTCAGGAACAGTATATGTACCAATTTCATCATATCTGCCCGGAGCAGATCTACTGTATACTGTGTATAGTCCTTGGTTAGTAAATCCACTTGGTGTTCCTGTTGATTCTGCCGGAATTCTATAAACTTGTTCCCAATCGTTGTTTATACTACTTGGTGGATTTGGTAATCTAGGAATACCTAAAACATTTCCTTCAGTATACATCCAATATTCAACTTCATTAATATTATCTTCTGCACTTAATGTAATAGGATTTCCGCTATCAAACACTAGCATTTTACCTATTCCAGAAGGTGTATACCCTAATGATGTAAATTGTATTTCGCCCATTACACGATCGGTTTGATAATTTACATCAGGATCACCTGGTGTAGCCAAGTATTCTATTTCTGCATTTTGTCCATAGTCGTCGCCAACACTAAATGTACCTACTAAATTTTTTACAAATATAGTGGCATTTAAACTGTTTCTTTGATAAAATGTTACTTCAGCTGTTGCTCCAGTTGTTAAATCACGAACTGTATCACCTACTCTTGGCTCAAAAGGATTATCTGATGCATCTGTTTTAGTAAAGTCTAAATTAATGTATCCGTCCCATACGTCATAAACGTTTCTTGTTGTGTTTGTAACTGTAGAACTTAATCCTATTGTAGTTAGATCTTTGAAGTCACCGGTTGTGTATTGCGGTAATTGGTTAACATAAACACTAACTGGATCACCTGGAGATATAGTATCACTGAGTGCTTTAGGAGCTCGCATTACATATAAGTTACTTGAGAAAGTAGAATTACTTCCACCTGCTCCAGGTAGCCCTCTATATGTTAACGTTCTTATATAACCAGTAAAAGTATTTTGACTACTAATATCAGTTGTTAAATAATCCAAACTCGAATAATAGTATCTACCAGTTGGAGTACTATCTGATATTAGATCCCAGTAAACTAATCCGGCGCCCTTGTCAATATTTGTTGTAGACGAAGTTGGTGTATACACAGGTGTGTCAATCCACCAATATCCACCCCAAACTGTTGAAGTGTTGACAGGGTCTACTGGTCCTTGTTTAACATATTCGCCGATAAAGTCGCCATCGTCTCTAAATAAACTATCGCTAGTATTAAATGAACCGTTTACATCTCTTAGATATATTAGTATTTCAGCGCCTACTAATTTAGTATATTCAACTGTACCAGTAGCAACCGGTGTTTGTAAAACATCTCCTATATCAACAGCGGTTGTACTACTATTAACATATAAAACTTCGTCAATTTTCTTTTGTATTGTATGTTCTTGACTTAAAAATGTATCTGTGATTACTGCATGACTTCCGTTAAAAGGTGCCCTCGATGCTAAAGCTGATAAGTCTTGGTTTCCGTATGTTACTGAATTCCATTGCAATCTTACCTGATCGTTTATTCCACTACCTTCATACAACGAAAACGGTGCTCGAACAAGTATATGGCTTGTTGGTAAACCATTAAATGCAAGTAAGTTATTATTAGGATCAATTGCATAATCCCCAACAAGCAATGTTGGAATAAAATCTGTGCTATTATTTTGCAAACCTGCAGCTTCAATATTTTCAACAACCGAACTAAAACTATTGAATACAATATTATCTTCTTCGCCTTCAATATCAATTTTGGCACGCCATAACCCTTGATCTTTTCCAACTATACTATTTTTAGGATAATCAACAGCTGATTGAAATGCTCCTGAATATTTTGTTTTTACATTTGAAGCATTAGGCGAACCGACTACAACATATTCACCGTCTGGACTTATTGCTAGGCCTGCTCCAAAACGCTGTCTATCGTTACCAAACTTAAAAGGTTCAATAGTTTGTGTTAATATATATGTCAATGCATTAGTTGGTCTATTATATACATAAACCTTTCCGTCAGCGTCATCTGGTGTACTTACTAATAATGTAGTATTTCTATCGTCAACAGCTATTGATGTTCCAAAATTTGATCCATTGTTTATCCACTTACCAGTACGGAAAGTATGTGCTGTAAAACTAGACGAGTTTGTTGGTATAGTTAAGTCAGGATCATCATATAACTGGAATGATGATGATGTAATAGTTCCGCCAACATATTTTGAAGTACTATTAAGTTCTACAGTACCTTGTATATCACTAAACGTTATTCTATCATATTTTGATAATTTATGAAATCCTTGATTAAAAATAGTAGTACTAGCAACATCTAAAGTAATAGATTCGATATTTCCAGATGCATTAGATACTGGATTATTAATACGCTGATGATCAATAAATGAATTAGTATTCTTATATACTGCCCATTCATTATCGTCAGTTATTGAATCAATCCATAGTAAATCTTCACCGTGTAGATTTTTTTGTACAATTTTGTTTGCTTCAACAACATTTGTTGCTCTAACTTTTAAAAATACCGTTATATTGCCAACTAGGTCACTATCTTCAGTAGTTTTTGGAGAGTTAGTTTCTACAGTTATAACATTGTTGTTTATACTATCAATTTTATAAAATCCGTCAAGGTTAAGACTTGTACTATCATTATGTATAGCATTAATACCGATGATATCACCTTTTACAAAATCTTTAACATTTATGTCTACTGTAATGTCAAATGTTGCTTCACCCTTTCCAATTTGGTTTATTACATAAGGAGTGTCAATATGTTTATATACTGTCCAGTCTTTATCTTGATTTCCAACCCAAATATATGCATTTTTTGCAATATCAGCAAAATTAAAGTCAAGTATGTTTTCGTAGTTAGTTACTATTCCTCTAACATCTTGTTGATTTACATATCCTGCATTTTTTGTGTAACTGTCAAAAACATATTTTGCAGGCAATGGTTTATGATTGTAATTTTTAGATTTTTGGTAAACTTCATATGGTTTAATTCTATAAATTAAATCGGTTTCTCTACCTGTAGTTGAATTTACTAGTTCTATAGGCTGCGGCACTAGTCTAAACTTTCCTTCGTCTAGTCTAAAAATAACATCGTCAAAGCCTTCGCTGGCTCCGTATTGGCCATCTTTAATAGCCCATTCTTCGTAAAACTCTAAACTATCCTTGTCGTCACTTGCAAGTGCATCAAACAATTTAGTAAGAGCATTCTTAGAACCTTTGTCTTGAATAAATCCTTGATA